GATGTCGGGCCCTGACAACGATATCCACCACTGGATTTTCGGCTTTGGTTATAAAGATGATTATGCGGCTGGTACATACGGCTTTGAATGGATGGACTGGGCCGTTTATTGTTGGGCCGGCGGTCCAATAGCAGATCGTGGTGCAGGCGGCGCGCAAGAACTAACCAACCCGACCAGCACAACCGACGACACTAAAGCCTGGATGGACGCCAATCGATCACTACGAATTGAAATTATTGATAACACGGCTTATCTTAAGTATAGTGATGACGATTGGGTTACTGAATCAACTTTCCATACATTCGAGACCGCTGTCGATATTGGTGGGAATAGCAATCTTGTCGCCGGCTTTTCTATGCATAATGGCGAAAACAATAATGGAATAATGGAAAATATTAAGATGTATGGGCGCTTAGAAGGGATATAATCGCATCTATTAGTCATTTCCCGCTCTTACAGACTATTTATTTGTGATTACCTATCGGAATTGGAGTAATTTTATGTCTTCACTCTTAGACGAAGCAATTGTCGACGCGAAAGCCCTCAAGGAAGCGGCCCTCAAAAACGCTGAAAATGCGGTGTTAGAGAAGTATTCGACCGAAGTTAAGGGTGCCCTTTCCACACTATTAGAACAAGATGAATTTGGTCTAGGAGATATGGGCATGGGGGAAGAAACCCCCAAAGCTAGCGCGTCTTTTATAGAGGATATCCCGTATGGATTCCAGAATGAAGAACTAGATTCCCCCCGTGAAGATGAGTTAATCGAGATTGATTTTAATGCCCTCAAAACACGCATTGCCGAAGAGGAAGCTCAAGGTATTGAGCCCAGCCCAGACGAGCTCGCGAGCTCTGAAGAGGTTGCAATGGAATTACAGGAGGCAAGCCCAGCGTTCGTTGGCGTCGGCCCCACAGGGAAGACCAGCGGCGCCGAAGAGGAAGACATTGCTACCGAAACCGACCCCGATAGTTCCAAGGTGGTGGATGTTGCGGCCACGACGGCTAGCGACGAAGATATGGACGAAGGTGTGGAAGACGACGAAGACATCGCCCTTACTGAAGAGATGCTCTCCGATCTTATTGAAGAGCTCGTGGTAGATATGAAGCCGGTACCCCAAGGTTGGGCTTCTCTTAATTCTGCCGATAATGGAGTGGAGCAGGCAAATAATGATGCCATGGCTGCCGCCCATGATGCACATTTGGAAGAGGCCGAAGAAGAAGAAGTGGAAGAGGAAACGGCCCCCGATGTGACCCATATGGTATATGAGGATAAAATCAAAGAACTTAAAGAATCACTAAAAGGACTATATGTTCTTTTAACTGAGTCCAAGAATCAGCTCACAAAGCTGAACTTGGAAAACGCCAAGCTTGTTTATCAAAACAAGGCACTTAGCAGCACCTCCTTGAATGAGCGACAAAAAGAGAAAATTGTCGAAGCTGTTCAATCTGCCAATTCTGTTGAAGAAGCATGCATGCTTTATGAAACAATTCAAAACGCAGTGGGTGTTTCGAACTCGTCTATGAACAGTTCGAGACCACAAACTCTGCGTGAAGCTGTTACGAGGCCTGTATCGCTTTTGATCAATTCCAAGAAAAACAACGAGGCACCAAACGACCCTCATATGGGTCGGATGCTGCGTTTAGCAGGTTTGAATAAATGACATTCAACAACAATTATAGGAGGTTATAAAATGTCTATTGTACAGAAATTAACCGAAGGAATCGTTAGTCGAGATCTCTCCGCGGAAGGCGGCGCTCTTATCTCCAAGTGGGAAAAGACCGGTCTTCTTGAGGGTTTGGGCGACGATAACGTTCGGAATGGTATGGCTCGTTTGCTTGAGAACCAGGCAAAAGAGCTGTTACGTGAGGCAGCGAGCACCATGGCCGGCGGCGACGTCGAAGGCTTTGCCGCTGTTGCCTTCCCCCTTGTTCGCCGAGTTTTCGGCGCACTGATCGCCAACGATCTCGTTAGCGTTCAACCGATGAGTTTGCCCTCGGGCCTCATCTTCTTCCTGGACTTCCAGTTCGGCGGTACTTTTACGAGTTCTGCGGATCGACTTGGATTCCAGGTTAACGATTCCCTCTATGGCGGAAACGTTGTCGGCGCCCAGATCACTGGTGGTGTCGACTTGAGCGGTCTTGATGGAACCGCTGCCGGTGGCGCATATAACTTGCGCAACGGCTATTCGTCTCCAACGGGTAGTCTTGCCGCTTCCCAGGTTACCGGCATTTTGTCCGGTACTCTTACGGGTATTGGCACTGCGTTGATGTCTTCGGTCACCTATCTTGGTGTCGGCGGCGGCGCTACGTCCACAACTTGGCCCGAGCGTAAAATCAACCAGGTTCTTGAATTTGATCCAGATCTTACTTCTGGTTCGGCGTTTCTTATCGCCGAGGTTGACATGTCAGCTGGTACGACTGGTGGTTCGGCAGTGAACTTTGATGATCTGGTTGCCATTTCATTGACAGGGAGTAATTCGACTACTACGTGCCTCGTGCACCGTCTTACGGCGCTTAGTCGTTCTTTGAATGGTGCCACGATGAGCGATAACGTCGCACATGCTGTCCTTGTTGATAGTACCTCTGCAGACGGCGGCGCGGCCCTTGAAGCCGTGATTGCCGGCATGGGAGCCAATGCTCTCTCTGCGCCAATTTCGGATACCTTTGGTAACGTTAGTGGAACTAAGCAGGGTGCAGTCCGCGGTGGTCCGGTTTGGGGACTTGAGAATAATACCTCAATTCCTGAGATCGACATCAAGGTCGATTCCGTGGCCGTTACGGCGGTTACCAAGAAGCTCAAGGCCAAGTGGACCCCGGAGTTAGGACAGGATCTTAACGCCTACCACAACCTTGACGCTGAGGTGGAGTTGACTCAGATTCTCTCTGAGCAGATTGCTCTTGAGATCGATCGTGAGATTGTTGAGGACCTCGTCCGAGGTGCAACTGGTGCTGTACGGTACTGGTCGCGACTCCCGGGTCAGTTCCTGAACCGCGAGACCGGTGCTATTTCTAGCACTACCCAGGACTTCACGGGTAACGTGAGCGAATGGTATGAGACTCTTGTTGAAACCATCAACGACGTCTCTGCACAGATCCACCGCAAGACTCTGCGGGGTGCTGCTAACTTCTGCGTTCTCGGACCAGAGGTTGCCAACATTCTTGAGTTTACGGCTGGTTTCCGTGCCAATGTGACTGCTGATAGCGATCGCGGCGACGCGGGTGCTGTTAAGGTTGGTTCACTTTCTAAGAAGTTCGACCTTATTGTCGATCCCTACTTCCCACGTAACTTGGTCCTTGTTGGCCGTCGTGGTAGTAGTTTCCTTGAAAGTGGTTATGTGTATGCACCTTATGTGCCGCTGCAGACCACACCGACGATCTTCGGCGTTGAAGATTTCGTGCCCCGTAAGGGAGTCATGACTCGTTATGCGAAGAAGATGGTTCGTCCAGATATGTACGGACTTGTCGTCATCCGAGGCCTTGAAGAGTAATCCTCTTTTAGCTTAGGGTTAAAATAGTGAAAGCCCCGTCTCTTTTGAGGCGGGGCTTTCTATTTAGTAGTAGTTCAGTGCGAGGGACGCCATGGCTATACCACAACTAAATCCGGCATCAACTACAAATCTTAATGTATTGCCCGCCGGCGGTACTATAACCAGTGTGGCAGCAACGTTGCCGTTTGGCGTTTATGCGACATCTCCAGACTTTTTATCGGGCGCTGCTGATCAGGTAGCGTATACATATAAAAAACTGGGAGGAGACGTTCTGGATGTTGAGCTAGCTGAAGGGAATGTTTATGCTGCATATGAGGAAGCGGTATTGGAATATTCTTACCTGGTAAATTTACACCAGAGTAAAAATACATTATCTTCTTATCTGGGCGCTGCAACAGCCTCTTTTGATTCCGATGGCCAAATCAAGGCCGGAGAAGCCCTATCGGGTTCTGAGATTGCGTTACGCTATCCTAAATACGATTATGGCTATGTACGTCGCGTCTCAGAACAGATATCCACCGAAACGGGAATGGGAGGCACTGTTCCTATTTACTCAGCTTCTGTGACTCGTGTGGTAGACAAGCAAGACTATGATTTACAATCTATTATCTCTGCATCGTCAGCTGACAGCACCAACGCCGGCGCTTATTATTTTGGCCAGGTACAGGATAAACGCATTATCGTTCGCAAGGTATATTTTAAAACTCCGCGTGCTATGTGGCGATTTTATGGCTATTATGGAGGATTTTCGGTGGTTGGTAACTTGAGAACCTATGGACAATATGCGGACGATTCCACCTTTGAGATTGTGCCCACTTGGCAGAATAAACTTCAGGCAATGGCTTATGAAGATGCCCTGTGGACTCGGATTTCACATTATTCATATGAGATTCATGACAATAATTTACGAATTTTTCCTCAACCAGACAACACGAGCCCAACCAAGATTTGGATTGAATTTACAATTGAAAATCAATATAATCCTTGGGACGATTCTCCACGAGGCAAAACAGGAAGCGAAGGTGTCAATAATTTGAACACTTTGCCCTTTCAAAATATCCCTTATGAAAAAATAAATTCTATTGGTAAACAGTGGATCCGCCGGTTTGCGTTGGCCTTGACTAAAGAAATGCTGGGACAAATTCGGGGTAAGTTTGCCACGGTACCGATCCCAGGAGAAAGCGTTAATCTGAATGCAAGCGAATTGCTTAGTCAAGCCGCTACAGAAATGACAGCTTTAAGAGATGAGTTGAAGACCATTCTAGATGAGACTACCTATATCCAGTTGGCTGATGAGAGTTCCACAATGCGCGATTCGACGGAGAAGGTACTATCTGGTGTCCCAACTGGCATTTATGTGGGATAATAGATAATGGCCAACAAAAAATCAAAAACTATAGCACTTCCGGATTCTGAAGACTTAATTAACGATCCGACTACACAGCCAAATATTCGTCAGCGGCAGCGCTTTACAAAGAACATAGCGAGCACGCGCACAGAAGAACAAATAAAGAACCCCCCTAAGAATCAAAATCTGGGTTTAAACGATCCTTCTATTATTAAAAAGGTGCCTTTTGCGCCGTCGTCGCTGGAGACGATTGATCGGTCCGTTCTTGATTATGTGGACGAAAGACTTAATATATCTGTAGAAACAAACGAAGGATTTAAAAAAGTTCCTGTGTTGTGGGTAACCGCAGAAAGAGCATATCAATTAAAATCTAACAAAGACTTAAGGGATAAAGAACAAACTCTGGTTTTCCCCCTCATCACTGTCAATAGAACGTCGGTGGAAAAGAACCCCGCATCAGAATACGCTATTCCGGCTGCTAATATTCCGGAGGTCCGCGATGCAATGGGCGGCAGCATGACCGTAGGCCGTGAGATATATCAAAAGAAGACGGCAGAATTTCAAAACGCATATGCTCAGCTTAAACACGGTCAGCAAACTTGGCCCACTGTGCGCAACAACAAGACAGTCTATAGAACAATTACGATGCCGTTCCCTAC